CTCTTGGCCTTCAGAAAATCTCTATTCTCATGCTAAGTTGCTGCGGTGGTATGGCATCGATCGCGACTCCAACCGCAAAGATTTTCGCTGTGAGGCCGATGTTGAATCATGGGGATTTAAGTTTCATATGAATGATGTCAATGCTACGATTGGATTATCTAATTTAAAAAGCATTGATGATATTTTATCTAAGCATCGTTCTAATGGTAATTTCTATAACAAAGCACTTTCGAATATAGATGGTGTTAGAACTATTCCTATTGATAAAAGAGCTAATCCGGTATATTGGATTTACTCTTTATTTGTAGAGCGACAAAGTGATTTTATGCGCTACATGAATTCTAAGGGAATTACAGTATCTCGCGTCCATGAGCGAAATGATAAACATTCATGTGTTAAAGAATATCGTTCTCTTTTACCGAGTCTAGATAGCGTTATTGATAGCATGATTTGCATCCCATCAGGCTGGTGGGTCACTAGCGAGCAGCGTGAGTATATTGCAGATTGTATTAAGGCTGGTTGGTGATGATATCCAAGAGGGTGGAAGATTTAGATTCCTTGTCCCATCTTCTGTCTATTCGTAATGAGGTAAGATCGTTTATGACTGGTTCTCAGGAGGAGATTTCTTGGGAGCAGCAGCAGCAATGGTTTGCTAATTTAGATCATGAGAATGTTCTTATTTGGATTCATGCTGACAGTGACGAGCGATGGATAGGGTACGGTCAATTAAAGATTGAATACGGAGACAAGAAATTTGGCGTATCTAGCCATGCGGTTACTGAGTCCTACCGAGGTAAGGGGTATGGAGAGAAAATTCTTTTACATATTATTGAGATGGCTAGACTGCATGGATGTCAAGCTATGCGAGCCGAGATATTTAAAAGTAACGCAGCTAGTTTAGGCTTGGTGTACAAGCTTGGATATACAAATACTAAAGATTTGGGAGATGTGTGGGAAGTTCAGCTTCCTTTATAAAAATGAAAATTGGCATTGTTATGAAATGCGTAGATGCGATTTCATCGATTGAAACAGTCCATACGTATGAAGTCCGTATTGTCCCCAACTATAGACTTGGGTGGCCTTTATCCCATGCGTGGAATGAAGGCATAGAATGGTCGGGTCGTAGAGGGCATGACTTTACATTAATCATCAATGATGATATTTTATTTGCACCTACAACTATAGATAACATGGTAGAGCAGTTTCTTATTTTTGAATCCGAGCAGTCTGCTGTTATGATGACTGGCTCCAATATCTGTTCATCGATGTCGTCTCCTTACGATATTCTTTCCTTTGCCAGTGATTCATGTGACGCAGCTGAGCATCCAGATTTTTCTTGCTTCATGGTGCGACCTAATATCCTAGACAAGGTAGGATATTTTGATGAGAACTTCGTACCGGCTTATTATGAAGATAATGACTATCATTATCGTATCAACCTTTCAGGTCATAAAGCTTTTAGTACGACATCTGCCCCCTATTTACATTATGGCTCTCAAAGCATGAAAGAAGCTACTAGTCATACACAAGATCATGGCTGGTTTTTTCCTTCTAATAGTTTTTATTATGTTTCCAAGTGGGGTGGAGATCCAGGTAATGAAATCTTTGTTACTCCATATAATAATGATTCTCTTAGTTACAAGGACTGGAAAGATCCTAATGAACCAACAGAGATTACTATTTGCTAAATAATTTTGTGCAATTCCTAATGTATTCTGTTGAATTGGAAAAACGCGCGTGGTAAAGTAGATATCACATTTCGCTCTGGGTATTCACCCGCAACAATGTAGAAGGAGAATTTAATGACTGACACCAACTTTACCTTAGAAATTCCTGCGCTTTTTTCGAAGTCGGGGTATCAGGGGTACAAAATCTTTTTAGATAGATATACCAAGAAAGCCCCTAAGGGAGAGGTGGAGGTCGGTGACCTTGTACTTGTTATCACCAAGAAAGACCCTAAGTTTCCTCAGAAGGACTTAGGGTGGGTAACGGATATCGCAGCCAAGGGCGCGACAATTCAACTTTACAATGGTGAGGAAATCTATCAAGATTTTGATTTAATCTCTAAGCCTCTGGAAACTCAGCCTGAGCAGGTTCGTCGTCGTGTTGCTAATGCTCTTGCCTCATGTGAGGATGATGAGATTCGTGAAAAAGTAGAGGACGACTTCTATAATATTCTCCTTGATTACTTTATTCCGGGTGGCCGCATCCTTGCTGGCGCTGGCCTTGATGTGTTGACTCTTCAGAATTGTTTTGTTCTTCCCGGCGCAGAAGACTCTAGAACTGGTGTCTTCGATAGGGTTAAGGAAATGGCAGAGACGCATAGCCGTGGTGGTGGCGTTGGTGTAAATCTTTCTTCATTACGTCCGCGTTATGCCCATGTTAAGGGTGTAAATGGTATCTCATCTGGTGCCGTTTCATGGGGGCAGGTCTTCAATCTCTCTACTGGGCTGATTGAGCAGGGTGGTTCTCGTCGCGGCGCCACGATGCTTATGATTGATGACTGGCACCCAGATGTATTTGAGTTTATTCAGGTTAAGCGCACGCCCGGTCAGTTTGAGAATGCCAATATGAGTGTTTGTATTTCTGATGCTTTCATGGAGGCTGTAGAGGCTGACGGTGACTGGGATCTCGTCTTTCCAGATACTAGTGACCCACGTTATGATGAACTTTGGAATGGCAATCTTCAGCAGTGGCAGGAGAATGGTGGAGAGGTTAAGGTCTACGACACAGTAAAGGCTCGCGATATTTGGAGTCTTCTTATTGAGTCAGCTTGGGCTTCGGCTGAACCGGGTCTGCACTTCCTTGAGAGAAGCAACAAGATGTCTAATTCTTGGTACTTTGCCCCTCTCGTAGCGACAAACCCATGCGGCGAGCAGCCGCTTGAGGCTTATGGTGTTTGTACGCTTGGCGCGCTCGATCTTTCTAAATTTGTTTCTCCGTGGGACCGTGGTATTAATTGGTCATTACTTGGACGAGTAATTAATACTGCCGTTCGATTTTTGGATAACGTGATTGATATTAATAATTATCACTTACCAGAGATTGAGGAAAATCATCGCTCTAATCGTCGTATCGGACTGGGCACAATGGGTCTTGGTGAACTTCTCTTAAGATTGAATATTAGATATGGCTCAGATGAGTCCGTAGAGCTTGTCGATACCCTGTATCAGTTTATCGCTGAGAAGGCTTACCATGCCTCTATTAATCTTGCTATGGAGAAGGGTGCTTTTGCTAAGTATGACGAGCGATACCTTCGCTCTGGTTTCATGGAGGCCATGCCGGAATCTGTACGTATACGCGTGAGGAAACATGGTATTCGTAACGTATGTTTATTGACGCAGGCTCCAACGGGCACTACTGGTACCATGATGGGAACATCGACCGGAATTGAACCGTACTTCTCATGGCAGTATACAAGAACTTCTCGCCTTGGTGTTCATGTGGAGGTTGTTCCCGTTATTAAAGACCTTGGGTTAAAGCTTGGACATCTTCCTGAGTATTGTGTTACCGCACAAGACCTTGCTCCTGAGGATCACGTTAAGGTGCAGGCTGCGATCCAGCGATGGACGGACTCCGCTATCAGCAAAACAACGAATGCTCCTTCACATTACAGCATTGAGGAAACAGATAGATTATATCGTCTGGCCTATCAGATGGGCTGCAAGGGTGTAACTATCTATCGAGATCAGTCTCGTCATGAGCAGGTATTATCAGCCATTGATGAGCAGGTTGAACCTGTAGAAGATGGTGTTGAGGTTATTCATCAGGGGGCCTGTGAAATTGCCTACCTCCCAGACGGCACTGTTTACTCTAAATGTGATTGATGTTATGATATAGTAATGTCTAAGCGTCTATGGCCTTACGAGTGGTGGGGTTTATTTGTTGGCATTATCATATATGATATATTTGTATATAAGACTAGAAAAAGACCTACTTTAACAAGCGTTGTCAAAGGACTTCGCAACGACAAACTTACCCGCTCTATTTTATGGGCTTTTTGGCTGTGGTTAACATATCATTGGTTACTGGAGACTGACGATTGAAGTCAACATATATATCTTATAACTGCGAAGAGCAATTTGAGATTGATACACGCAAGGAAAATATTCGATTTTCTATCAATATTTATTGCGATGAGTGTCAAACTGTACATACTTTTATACTAAAACAAGCTAAAAAGCGTAAAAAGTAGAGAGAAAGTTTGGATTTTCATCCAAATCGTGATAGGATATATTGAATATGACAGCAAACCAACCTAAGCGCATGATCGCCGTTCCCGAATCGTCTTATGGAGTATGCCTTTGGCGTATGCCGAATGGCGATTATTTTGGTGCTGACGGTCGATATCTTTCAATGGAGGGCGTCTTAGGTGACGCACGCATCGAAGAAAAGATGCGACAAGCAGCGTATTACTGGATTGGCGATAGTGTTGGCCAGCCTGCTTGGGTATCCGGTGCCCGGAAGGTTTCTGACGATGAATATGATGACCAGAGTGCAAGATTGCGAGATGGTCAAATCCCTGATGAGGTAGATGCGTACCGTCAGGCCCTTCGGAGGAAATAATGAATCATTCAGCTTCTCTTATTGATGAGTCGCAAGATACAGTGGTCTACCTTCCTGAGATTGATGTTGAGTCAATCCAGCCCCTTTTTGAAAAGGTCACAACCGACCCCTTCAGGAAAGTAACCTATGACACCCTCTCCAGAAAAGGCAAGCGTTTAGCTAAGCGTTTAGTTGGCGTAGATGACGCTAAATCTAAGTATGAAGATCCATTGATGATTGATGGATACGGTTTATGGAATGTAGCAGTACCGCCATATGATTTAGACACACTATCTACTCTCTATGACGAGTGTGGGTTCCTTCACGCTACAGTTGATGCTCGGGTAATGAATACAGTAGGTCTTGGCTATGACTGGAAACCCACCAGCAAAGCACAGAAGCGTGTATCTAAAGCGGCAACCAATACTGAAAAGTCTGAGCGTATTCGTCAGATGCATCAAACTGAGATGGACCGTCTTGAGATTCTTTTTGAAAGTTTCAATGAAGAAGAAACTTTCACAGAAACTATGATTAAAATTTGGACCGATGTGCTTGTAACGGGTAACGGCTATATGGAAATCGGTAGAACGTTATCTGGGAAAATTGGATATATTGGCCATATTCCCAGTAAGCTCATGCGAATAAGAAAAGATCGAGATGGTTATGTGCAGCTTGCTAATCGTAATGCTGTATTCTTTCGTAATTTTCAAGATTTTGAGATGAAGGATCCGATTAACGACGATCCTTCACCTAATGAAGTTCTTCACTTTAAGATGTATACCCCCAATCACACCTACTACGGGGTACCGCCTTCGGTTTCGGTGATTTCCGCTATTGTGGGTGACAACTTTGCTAAAGAATACAATATCGACTACTTTGAGAATAAGGCAATTCCACGCTATGCCATTATTCTTAAGGGGGTTAAGTTAAGTGAAGCTTCCAAGCGCGAACTTATTACATACTTCAAGAAAGAAGTTAAAGGACGAAACCACGGAACACTTGTGGTGCCTATCCCTGCTACTATTGGAACAAATAATGATGCGGACATCAGATTTGAGAAACTTGAAGCAGGAGTGCAAGAAGGTTCTTTCGATCAATACCGTAAGTCGAACCGTGACGAAATTGTCTCAGCCTATCGTGTCCCACCTACCAAGGTAGGTATCTTCGATAATGCGAATATGGCTGTGGCGCGCGATGCTGATAAGACATTCAAGACACAGGTAGTCAGTCCTGACCAAGTAGTAACTGAGAAGAAGATTAATCGTATTGTCGCTGAGTTCAGCGACTTGTTCTTATTTTTCTTCAATCAGTTGGATATTATTGATGAGGACTTGCGCTCACGTATTCATGATAGATATCTGCGGACTGAGGTTATTACTCCCAATGAAGTTCGTGGGCAGATTGGTCTTCCCGCTATCCCCGGCGGTGATGAGGTGCTGCCTTATCCTACAAGTGTAAAGATGCAGCAAAAC